TACGGCCCGCCGCAGGAGATCGTCGCCATCTTCGACCGTCCTCCCCAGGCCGTGGAGGCGGGCACCAGCGTGCCCGTCTCCGACAGCCGGCCGTGCCTGTGGCTGCGGCTGGCCGACTGCCTTGTCGCGCCGGAGGCCGGCGACCGGATCGTCCTCGATGACGCCGCCTGGACCGTCGCCGAAGCCGTCCCCGACGGCACCGGCAACGCCCGGCTTTATCTGCATGAGATGTAATCTTTTTATCGGCCTATGGCCCTTCGGGCCAACGGCCTCCGCCGCGTGCGCGGCGCCGGCGCAGTCGCGCCGGGTTCCATCATGAGGACGCCACCGTGGCTTTAACACCGAGAGAGACCATCCGCTGCGCGGTGCGCACCGCGCTGCGCGGGGCGGACGACGCGCGCCCGGCGACCGACGCGGGCCGGACGGTGTTCGCCTCGCGCTGCACGCCGCTCGCGCCCCGCCTGCTGCCGGCCATCCTGGTCTACACCCAGAGCGACCGGCGCGACCGCGACCGGGGCGGCGGGGTGATCCAGCGCCACCTCGACGTGGTGGTGGAGGTCGCCGCCCAGGGCGAGGCCGCCGACGCCACCGTGGACCGGCTGTCCATGCAGGTCGAGGCCGCCCTGGACGCCGATCCGACGCTTGGGGGAGCGGTCCAGTCCATCGCCTGGGAGTCCAGCGAGGCCGATTATGACGGCGAGGGCGCCCAGGCCACCGCCGGCCTGCGTCTGACCTTCACGGCGGTCTACGCCACCGTGCCGCCGGACGGCGACGACGGGCCGCTGCCCGCCGGGGTTTATGCCTCCTGGGCGCCGGACATCGGCCCGCCGCACGAGCCCGATTATGTCGATCTGGCCGAGACATTTTTGCCCGATGTGAGGCCCAACGATGGAACGCGCGGCCCCGAACCGTGACCTGACCGACCTGGAACGGCGCGTGGCGAACGTGGTCCGCTTCGGGGTGATCTCCGCCGCCGACTACGCCCGCGCCCGGGTGCGGGTCACGGCCGGAGCGATCACCACCGGGTGGCTGCCGTTCGTCACCGCGCGGGCGCACGACCATGTGACGTGGTGCCCGCCGGAGGTGGGCGAGCAGGTGGTGGTTGTGGCCCCGACGGGAGACCTGGCCCAAGGCGTGGTGATCGGCGCGGTGTACCGGAACGCCTATCCGGCCCCGGAGAGCCGGCCGACCCTCGACCGCACCGTGTACGCGGACGGCTCGACCGTCGCCTATGACCGCGAATCCCACGCCTTCACCCTGGATGTGGTCGCGGCCGGGGCCATCCGCCTGACCGTGGGCCCCTCGTCCCTGGAGATCGACGCCGACGGGATCCGGCTCCAGGCCCCGCGCATCGACCTGAACTGAGTCGGTCGTCGCGGGCTCCGCCGGGCCGCGCCTATATATATAAGGACTCCGCATCCATGCCTGCCGTAACCCGGCGCGGTGACGTCTGCACCGGGCACGGGTGCTGGCCGTCGCGTCCCAGCACCGGCGCCAGCCCCGACGTCTACGCCAACAGAATCGCCGTGCATCGCGAGGGCGACGCCTGGGCGCCGCACACCTGCCTCGCCATTCCTGAGACCCACGCCAGCGTGCTCGCCAGCGGATCGGCCACCGTGTTCGCCAACGGCCGCCAACTCGGGCGCATCGGCGATCCGGTCGCCTGTGGCTCGTCGGTCGCCACGGGCAGCGCCACCGTCTTCGCCGGAGGCTGATCCCATGCGCGGCATGTCCAACGCCAGCGGCCGGGCGCTGTCCGGCCTCGATCACCTGCGCCAGTCCGTCCACGACATCCTGACCACCCGCATCGGCACCCGGATCATGCGCCGGGACTACGGCTCGCGCCTGCCCGCGCTGATCGACGCCCCCATGACGCCCGCGCTTGCGATGGACCTGTACGCCGCCGCCGCCCAGGCCCTGCGGCGATGGGAACCGCGCCTGACCCTGCGCCGCGTGGCCATCACGGCGGCGGAGCCGGGCCGCGTCACCCTGTCGCTCACCGGCCTGTACCGGCCCGATGGCCGGACCGTCACCCTCGACGGCCTTGTTCTGGAGTCCTCATGACCGCCGAACCCCGCATCGACCTGTCCCGCCTGACCGCGCCCGACGTGGTCGAGGCCCTGGACTTCGAGACCATCCTGGCCGCGCTCAAGGCCGACTTCGTCGCGCGCTATCCGGCCTTCTCCGCAGACCTGGAGAGCGAACCGGTGAGCAAAGTCCTGGAGGTCGCCGCCTACCGCGAGATGGTGGTGCGCGCCCGCGTCAACGACGCCGCCCGCGCGGTCCTGCTGGCCGAAGCCACGGGGGCGGACCTGGATCATCTGGCCGCCCTGCTGGCCACGGCCCGCCGGGTGATCGTACCGGCCGACGCCACCACCGACCCGCCGACCGAGGCCGTGCTGGAACCGGACGACGAGCTGCGCGCCCGCGCCCAGCTGGCCATGGAATCGCTCACCGTGGCGGGGTCCGAAGGCGCCTATCGCTATCACACCCTGGCGGCGGACGGGCGGGTGCGCGATGCCCGCATCGACAGCCCGGTGCCCGGTCAGGTGCGCGTCACCGTGCTGTCGCGCGCGGGCGACGGCGCCGCGCCGGAGGACCTGCTGGACGCCGTGACCGCCCATCTGTCGGTGGACGACGTCCGGCCCCTGACCGATACCGTGACCGTGCAGTCCGCGACCATCGTGCCGTGGCGGCTGGAGGCCGTGATCCACTGCTACCCCGGCCCGGCGGCCGCCCCGGTGGTCGCCGCCGCGCGCGCCGCCGCCGAGCGGGTCGCGGCCGATCTGCACGCCCTCGACCACGACGTGACCCTGTCCGCGCTGTACGCCGCGCTGCATCAGCCCGGGGTGCAGCGCGTCGACCTGATCGAACCCGCCGCCGCCGTGGCGGTGGGACCGACCGAAGCGCCCTGGTGTGTGAGCGTCTCCGTGACGGAGGGAGAGCCGGATGTGTGATCGTCTTTTGCCGCCGAACGCCACCGCTCTGGAGCGCGCGCTGGAGGACACCACCGCCCGCCTGGACGCGGTTCCGGCGGAGGTGATCCGCTCGCTCTGGGATCCCTGGGCGTGTCCCGAACCGCTGCTGCCGTGGCTGGCCTGGGCGTGCTCCGTCGACGAATGGGACGACGCGTGGCCCGAAGCCACCCGCCGCCGCGTGATCGCCGACAGCTACAGCGTCCACGCGGTCAAGGGCACCGTGGGCGCGGTCAAGCGGGCGCTCGCGTCCCTGGGCTACGACACCCGGCTGGTCGAGTGGCCCGAAGATGATCCGCCGGCTGACCCCTACACGTTCCGGGTTGAGGTGGACGTGATGGGCCACGCGGTCACCAACCGGACCTATGCCGAGATCGAACGGACGGCGCGCGCCGCGAAGAACGTCCGCTCGCACCTGACCGGTATCCGCGCCGTCGGGCGGGTGGACGCGGCGCTACGCCTGGGCGCCGCCTGCCATGGGGGCGACGTCGTCACCGTCGGCCCCTGGACCCCGCCGGAGGTCCGCGTCTCCGGCCCCCTCCGTCTGGCGGTGCTCTCCACCGCCGTTGAGACCATTACCGTTCGCGCCGGGGAGGCGCCCACACCATGACCCAGGCGTACTACGGCCTTCTCACCACCGTGGGCGGCGCCAAGCTGGCCAACGCGCTTGCCCTGGGCACCACCATCGACCTCACCCACATGGCCGTCGGCGACGGCGGCGGGGCGCCCGTCACGCCGACGGAGCACCGCACCGCTCTGGTGCACGAGGTCTACCGCTCCATGCCCGCCAGCATCCACCGCACCGACGCCGATGCCGCCGTGCTCGAGGCCCTGTTGGTGATCCCGCCGCAAACCGGCGGCTGGTTCATCCGGGAGGTGGGCGCGTTCGACGCGGACGGGGATTTGATCCTGCTGGCGAACTGGCCGGAGACCTACAAGCCGGTGATCGCCGAGGGCGCCTCGAACGACATGGCCCTGAAGATCCAGGCCGTCGTGGAGTCGACCGCGAACATCACCCTGAAGATCGACGCCAGCCTGCAATTCGCGACCCAGGCGTGGGTGCTGGACCGGCTTCCCGGGTACGCCACCACGACCGAGCCCGGGCTGGTCGAACTGGCGACCGACGTGGAAGTGCGTGACGGCGCCGACGCCGAACGCGCGGTCACACCGGCCGCCCTGTCGGCCCGCACCGCGACCACCACCCGCACCGGGCTGGTGGAGTTGGCGACCGTCACCGAGGCCCGTGCGGGCGAAGACGTCACCCGGGCCACCACACCGGCCGGCACGGCCGCGCATGTCTCCGACCGGCTGGCCGCCGAACGCGCCGACCGTCGGGCCTTCACCTTCTTCATGGGACAGCTCTGATGGCATCCGGACGCCTGGGGGCGGCGGCCCCGCCCGCCGACACCCACACCACCGTGTACACCGTGCCGGCCGATACGGCCGCCACGCTCAACATCGCCGTCGTCAACCGGGGCAGCGATCCCGCGACCGTGCGTGTCGCGGTCACGGCCACCACCAATCCCGCCGATGCCGACTGGATCGAATACGACGCCGTGGTTCCGGCCGGCGGCGGGGTCCTGGAACGCTCCGGCATCGTGGCCGGCCCGGGCGAGCGCGTCATCGTCCGCGACGACGCCGGCACCTGCACCTATCGCATTCACGGCTTTGAGGGGAGCGCCTGACCATGGGCCGATTCTTGAGCGAGAGCCGGGCAAGCCTGAGCCCGGACATCCTGGCCGACGGTCCCAACACCACCGATGCCGCCGCCATGGCCTACCGGGGCGATTGGGGCAGTGCCCGCGTCTATGTCATCGATCCGTGGGTGCGGGTGTCCCGCGAGGGCGCCATGGTGAGCGAGCCCGCCAGCGCCCGCGTCGCCGGCCTGATCGCCCGCATCGACAACGACCGGGGCTTCTGGTGGTCGCCGTCGAACCAGACGATCAACGGCATCGTCGGCACCGCCCGGCCGGTGGACTTCGCCCTCGGCGACGCCAGTGCGCGGGCCAACGTGCTCAACGCCCGCGAGGTCGCCACCCTCATCCGCGAGGACGGCTACAGGCTGTGGGGCAACCGCACCTGTTCGGACGATCCGCTGTTCGCCTTCCTGTCCGTGCGGCGGACGGCGGACATCATCCAGGACTCGCTGCTGCGCGCGCACCTGTGGGCCGTCGATCGCAACATCACCAAGACGTACCTGGAGGACGTCGCGGAGGGCGTGAACGCCTATCTGCGCTCCCTGCAGGCGCAAGGCGCGATCCTGGGCGGGCGCTGCTGGCCCGACCCCGACCTGAACAGCCCGATGAACATCGCGGACGGCAAGGTGTTCTTCAACTTCGACTTCACCCCGCCGTATCCGGCCGAGCACATCACGTTCCGCTCGCATCTGGTCGCGGATTACCTTGAGGAGATCCTGTGATGGCCCTGCGCCTTCCCACCGTCGTGCACAAGATGAACCTGTTCGTGGACGGGCAGGGCTACGCCGGGCAGCTGGACGAGGTGACGCTGCCCAAGCTGACCATCAAGACGGCCGATTACCGGTCGGGCGGCCTGGACGCCCCGGTCGAGATCGACCTGGGCATGGAGAAGCTGGAGATCGGCTTTGTGGTCGCGGGCGTGGACGCGGACCTGTTCCGCTCGTTCGGCGTCCTGGGGCGCGACGGCGTGCCCCTGACCCTGCGCGGCGGGCTGACGCGCCAGGGAGGCAGTGACGTGCAGTCGGTGGCGCTGACCCTGCGCGGGACGTTCCGGGAGCTAGACCTGGGCACCTGGAAGCCGGGCGAGCTGACCACCCTGACCGTGGCCGGGTCGCTCACCTACTACAAGGTCGCCATCGCCGGGGCCACCCTGGTCGAGATCGATGTCCTGAACATGGTCCGCATCATCGACGGCACCGACCAGCTCGCCGCCCTGCGCGACGCGATTGGTCTCTGACAGTGGATCGGCGGGCCCTTGGGGGCCCGCCTCCGCCCCATGCGGGGCGCCGGCCCGGTCGGGCCGGTTGGTGCCGCGCATCCTGTGTTTGAAGGAACCCCTTATGTCCGAACCGACCACCGAACCAACCACGTTGGCCCTGACCGTGCCCATCACCGTCGACGGGCGCACCCTCTCCACCGTCACCCTGCGCCGGCCCAAGGTCGGCGACCTGCGCCGCATGGACCGCGCCGGCTCCGGCGATCTGGACAAGACCCTGTGGCTGATCGGCTCCCTGGCCGACCTGACCCCGGCCGAGGTCGACGAACTCGACGCCCGCGATCTGGCCACCATCGGCGAGGTGGTCGCGGGTTTTACCGGGACGGCGGTCTGAGCCCCGCCGCCTGCCGGGCGGCCATGGCCGACATCGCCGCCGTGTTCCACTGGCCGCCCGACGCCCTCGACGCCATGCCCCCCGAAGAGCTGATCCAATGGCACGCCCTGGCGCGGGAGCGGGCGCGCGCCTAAAGCCCGGCCACTTTGCGCAGGGCGTCGTTGATCCGGGATTGCCAACCCGGCCCATCGGACTTGAAGCGGTCAATCACATCCTGATCGAGCCGCAGGCTGACCTGTTTCTTCGGGTGCGCGACGGGCGGTCGCCCCCGGCCGCGCCGAAGGCTATCCGCAAGGTCCGGAAACGCCTGATCGAACGGGACGGCACGGGCAAAGTCCGCTTCCGTCCACTCCGGGTTCTCGGGGTCAGGACTCGGTCGCTTGCTCATAAAGCCTGCACTCCTTTCGGCTGGCGGGCCGCATCGAGATCACCGAAAGGCCGTCCCGCCCCAACCGCGCGAACACCACGGCCAGCGTGGCGTCGTCGAGCCGGCCCATGGCCTTGAAGCGCCCGCTGTGCGCGGGAACCACCAACGACCCCAGGAAGAAGTCAGGGGTCAAAGCGGCGAAGTCCAGCCCGTGCTTGACGAGGTTCGAGAGTCGCTTCGGTTCGTCCCACACGATGACCATGGATTAAATGTATCTACAGTTATTCGGGCCGTCAACGAATTTACGTAGATACAAAAATATATGCTCACCCCCCTGATCCCCACACTCCGGAGCCCCACCCATGGCCGAAGCGGAAGCCAACATCGTGATCCGGGCGATTGATCGCGTGACCGCGCCGATCAAGCGCATCAACGCGGCGGTCGACCGCATGACCCGTCCGCTGCGCCGGATCGGGGACGCCGCGCGGCGGCTGGGCGACGCGGCGGGCCTGGGGCGCCTCGCCGGTGGGCTGCGCAACGCGGGCACCGCTGCCGCCGGGCTGGCCGGACACCTGAGCGGCATCCTGGGACCGCTCACCGCCATCGGCGGCGCGGCCTCCATTGCCGGCCTGGGGCACTTGGTCACCCGCTATGCAGAAGGGGCGGATGAACTCGGCAAGTTCGCCCGTCAGGTGGGCGTCGGCGTCGAGGCTCTGCAGGAGCTGGAGTATGCCGCCGAGCGCCAGGGTGTCACCCAGGACGAGTTCCGGGACTCGCTCAAGACGTTCTCCCAGACCTTCGGGGAGCTGAAGGCCGGCGGCGGTGCGCTCCACGACCTGCTGCAGAAGGTCAACCCGTCGTTCGGGCGCATGGTGGCCGGCGCGGGCAGCACCGAAGAGGCCTTCATGATGGTCGTCCAGGCCATGGGCGATCTGGACGACGAGACCCGCCGGGCCATCCTGGGCAACGCCGCGTTCGGGGAATCCGGCCTCAAGCTGGCGCGCCTGTCGGAGGCCGGCGCGGACGGCATCGCCGCCCTACGCGAGGAAGCCCGCCGGCTGGGGATCGTCCTCAGTGAGGAGGACACCGCCAAGGCCGAGGCCTTCCAGGACAGCATGACGAACCTCCAGAAGGTCATGGAGGGTCTGGGCAACGTCATCGGCGGTGAGCTGCTGCCCCGCATCCAGCCGGTGATCGACGCCCTCACGGGCTGGATCGCCGCCAACCGGGAGATGATCGCCCAGCGTATCGCCGCCGTGGTCCAGCGCATCGCTGATGCGATCCGGTCGATCGACTGGCCGGCGGTGCGGGCCGGCATCGCGGCGTTCGTGGAGCGCATCCAGTCCGTGGTGCAGGCCATCGGCGGCTGGGACAATGCCCTGATCGGCCTGATCGCGATCCTGAACGGCGGGCTGATCGCGTCCATCGTGCAGGTGGGCGGCGCCTTTATGAAACTGGGCGCGATCCTGCTGATGAACCCGGTGCTGGCCATCATCGCGGCCATCGCTGCCGGGGCGTACCTGGTCTATCAGAATTGGGACGCCATCGTGGCCTACTTCACCGAAAAGTTCTCGGGCATTTCGGCGGCGTTCGAGGACGGGTTCCTGAACGGCATCATCAGCGTGCTGGCCGCGTTCAACCCGGTGCTGATCCTGGCCGATACCATCGACGGGCTGGTCCAGTACCTGTTCGGCATCGACCTGTACGCCGTCGGCGCCGACTTCATCGCCGGCTTGTGGGACGGCGTCCGGGCAAAATGGGACAAGTTCCGGGCGTGGCTCGATCAAGCCGTCCAGAAGCTGACCGGCATGCTGCCCGGTTGGGTCAAGGAGCAGCTGGGGTTTGAGGATTCGGGCGACAGCACCCCGGCGGAGCCCGAGGCGCCGGCCCCGGAGCCCGCGGGGCCTGAATCCGCGGCGTCGCGGGCGGAGCGGTACGGCATCGTCCCCTCCTCGGAGCGGCCGAGCGCCGCCGAGTACATCGGTCCGGAGGAGCAGGTGTTCGTGCCGCTTCGCGACCGCTCCCACCCGGGCGCCTCCTCCTGCGCGGCCTGACCGCGACAGGGATATCGTCGCACATCGCCCATTCGTCCCGCCTTCGTTCCCCGTGGGCGCGGACGGATCTGGGCAAGGGCCCTCCCGTCGGATCCTTCGGATCCGGGGCCCTTGCCCCAGACTCCTTCAACGGCGGCGGAGACCCGCCGTCCTGCTTCCGAGTCCGAAAGGTCCTGATCCATGCCCTATCTTGTCGGCGCCGACGCCCCCACCCAGCCCGCGGGGGCGCGTTTCCGGGCTCTTGTCGAGCGCGGCGGCATCCTCCGCGTTCCAGGCGCCCACAACGGCATGGCGGGCTTGCAGGCCCGGGCCGCCGGCTTCGAGGCGCTTTACCTGTCCGGCGCCGCCATGACCGCGTCCATGGGGCTGCCCGACCTGGGCCTCATCACCGTCGATGAGGCGTGTTTCTTCGTCCGTCAGGTGGCGCGGGCGTCGGGCCTGCCGGTGCTGGTGGACGGGGACACCGGCTACGGCGAGGCGCTTAACGTCATGCATATGGTCCGGGCCTTTGAGGATGCCGGCGCCGGCGCCGTGCACATCGAGGACCAGCGCCTGCCCAAGAAATGCGGCCACCTGAACGACAAGGCCCTGGTGGACGCCCACGAGATGGCCGCCAAGGTCGCCGCCGCCGTGACGGCGCGCCGCCATCTGTACGTGATCGCCCGCACCGACGCCGCCGCCAGCGAAGGGCTCGATGGCGCTGTGGCGCGCGCGCGGCTGTACGTGGAGGCCGGCGCGGATGCCATTTTCCCAGAGGCTCTGACCAGCGCCGACATGTTCCGCGCCTTCGCTGAGCGCCTGCCCGGCGTGCCGCTGCTGGCCAACATGACCGAGTTCGGCCGCACGCCGGTCTTCACGGCGGCGGAGTTCGAGGCCATGGGCTACCGCATGGTCATCTGGCCGGTGTCCTCGCTGCGGGTGGCGAACGGCGCCCAGGCGCATCTGTACGAGACCCTGCGCCGCGATGGCTCCACCGAGGCGATGCGGCCCGAAATGCAGACCCGGGCGGAGCTGTACGACCTGTTGGATCTGGCCGCGTTCGAGGCGCTCGACCAGTCCATCGTACGGACGGTGCTGCCTGCGTCTCAATAAAACGGATCGGCCTTGACATGTGGTCCGCTTGGATCGCACGCTTTCGTTCGTCATGCGCGACGGTCCCCGCGAGGGGGTAAAAGGGAATCCGGTGCGCGGCCGCCGTTTACGATGGGCCGCAAGTCCGGAGCTGTCCCCGCAACTGTCAGCGGTGAAGGGTGCTCATTCCATGCCACTGGGGTCCCGGCCGAGAGCCATCCCCGGGAAGGCGAGCCGCCCCACGCCCGCGAGCCAGGAGACCTGCCGCCGCGCCCACTCCCCCCTGTGAACCGACCGGGGAAGTCGGTGGAGGTCGTTCCATGATTCAGAGTCCGTTTGTGACCCCGCGATCGCACCGGGCCGGATCGGCCTAGGCCGTGCGCCCGCCGCGCCCCTGGTCGCGGCCGGACCCGAAACGCTCCCTGCGCACCTCCGTACGGCCGCTCTCGGCCGCGCGTGGATGTGATGACGGGCGTGTGGAGGCAATCCGACCCCGACCACAGGACGACGCCTGGGACGATCCCGGTTGCCTGATCGAATCGGTGCTGCGAAGCGCCGATCCCTCGTCGCATGCCCCCAACATGCCCGACCCCGACACGTTGGTCGTGGCGTGGCTGGCGACGCTGCCGCGCGCGGTGTCGCCGCCGGATGCCGCGCGCGCACTGCTGCGTCGGCTGGCGCCCACCATCCCAACCCCCATGCCGGCGGCTCACCACCGCCTTTTGGATCTGCTGGCCTACGTGGCCGCCCACACTCGGGTCGCGGAACCCGACAACGACACTGAACCCATGGAGGTCCCCCCGTCATGACGTCATCCGCCAATCTCGGCTTTCCGCGCATCGGCGCCCATCGCGAACTCAAGAAGGCCGTTGAGGCGTGCTGGAAGGGCCAGATGGATCACGCCGTTCTCCTTCGCATCGCCGCCGACCTGCGGGCGCGACACTGGACCGCGCAGAAGGACGCCGGCATTGATGTGATCCCGTCCAACGACTTTTCGTTTTATGATCAGGTGCTGGACATGACCGCCGCCCTGGGCGCCGTGCCCGCCCGTTTCGGGCACGGCGGCGGTCCGGTCGGACTGAACACCCTGTTCGCCATGGCGCGCGGCACCGACGCCGCGCCGGCCATGGAGATGACCAAGTGGTTCGACACCAACTACCACTACATCGTGCCGGAGCTGCACCCCGGCCAGCGGTTCGCCCTGTCCACCACCAAGGCCGTCGATGAGTTCACCGAGGCCAAGGCGCTGGGCAAGGCGAAGGAGGCGGACTTCGATCCGCTGTCGCTGCTGGAGTCCGTGCTGCCGGTCTACGTGGAGCTGCTCGGCCGGCTTGCCGCCGCTGGGGCGGAGTGGGTGCAGATGGACGAGCCGATCCTGGCGCTGGACCTGACGCCGGCGCAGCGCGAGGCCCTGACGCGCGCGTACGGCCTGCTCAGCGAGGTTGGGCCGAGCCTGATGCTCGCCAGCTACTTCGGCGGGCTGGGCGACACCACGGCGGTGGCCATTCTGAACTGGTCGTTTGTGCGCGATGACGTGCCGCGGTCTGAGACCTGCCGCCAGATCGCCCTGGCCATCCGCGACGAGGTCCAGGACCTGGAGGCCGCCGGCATCGGCATCATCCAGATCGACGAGCCGGCGCTGCGTGAGGGCCTGCCGCTGCGTACGACCGACTGGGACGCCTATCTGGCCTGGGCGGTGGAGAGCTTCCGGCTGGCGTCGTCCGGCGTGGCCGACGGCACGCAGATCCACACCCACATGTGCTACTGCGAGTTCAACGACATCATGCCGTCGATCGCCGCCCTTGATGCGGACGTGATCTCGATCGAGACGTCGCGCTCGGACATGGAACTGCTCGACGCCTTTGTCGGCTTCCACTACCCGAACGAAATCGGCCCGGGGGTGTGGGACATCCATTCGCCGCGCGTGCCGCCGGTGGACGACATGCGCCGCCTGCTGGAGAAGGCCTCCAATGTGCTGCCCGCTGAAAATCTGTGGGTCAATCCGGACTGCGGCCTGAAAACCCGGGGCTGGCCCGAGGTCAAGGCCAGCCTGGAGACCCTCGTCACGGCCGCGCGCAGCCTGCGTCAGGCCGAGGCGGCGTGATCCGCAGGCCGGACTCAAAAGGGGAGGGAAACCGGATGCCGTCGAGCGATTCCGACAGCGTCCCCGCACAGGGGATGCTCGACGCCCTGACGCTCGACGGCGTTCGGGCGGGCGGCAAGGGGGCGTTGGCCCGCGCGCTGGCCCACATGGAAAGCAACCCGGACGGGGCGCTGACCACGGACCTGCTGACGGCGGCGTGGCGGGCTCCGCGCGCTCACGCCATCGGCATCACCGGGCCGCCGGGGGTCGGCAAGTCCACGCTGGTCAACGCCCTCATCGCGACGTGGCGGCGGGAGGGGCGGAGCGTCGGCATCATCGCCGTCGATCCGTCGTCGCGGCGCTCCGGCGGGGCGCTTCTGGGCGACCGAACCCGCCTGAAAAACGACCCTGAGGACCAGGGTGTGTTCGTCCGCTCCATGGCCGCGCGCGATCATCTGGGCGGGCTCGCCGGGCTGACGACGGCCGCCATGGTGCTCATGCGCGCCATCTACGACGTTGTGCTGATCGAATCCGTGGGCGTCGGCCAGTCTGAAACCGAAATCGTCACCGTGACCGATACGGTGGTGTTCTGCGTCCAACCCGGGTCCGGCGACAGCCTGCAATACATGAAGGCGGGCATCGCCGAGATCCCCCATATCGTGGCAGTGACCAAGGCCGATATGGTCGAGGCGGCGGAGCGGGCGCGGGCCGACGTGGCCGGCGCCCTGGGCATGGCGGAGCACTGGGACTCCTGGGACGTGCCCATCCTCAAGGTCGCGGCCGGTCGCGATCAGGGGGTGGATGCTCTCTGCGCCGCGATCGATCGCCACGCGGCGTGGCTGGACGTTGGCAACCGGCGCGCCCGAACCCGTCACACGCAGGCGGAGGCGTGGCTGGCGGACTTCGTCCGGGAGCGCTTCGGTCGCGATGGTTTGCGCCGGGCCGGACCGCTGACCCTAGCACGCGGCGAGTGTCCCTTTGCCCGTCATGGAACCATCGCCGCACGCTTGACTCACGCCACCGGCCCCGCGCTCTAATCCGGCCCCGACCGCTTGGTCCGAACGTGGGACTGATACGCGGGACCCAGACGCGGGGGCCTCGACCACAGAGAAGGAGACCGCAGCATGCCCTTCGCCAAAGCCATTCCCGTCACGGTCATCACCGGGTTTCTCGGGGCCGGCAAGACGACCCTGGTGCGCCATCTG